TTGAACTTGAGTCTCTCTAGCGTCCTTACCTCTTACTTCTTTTTTGTTTTGAATGATACAGAGGTCATTTGGTTTTCGACTTCGATAGATGGTAAAGCCATCAAGTTCAATCTCAACTTCACACTTTGATGCTCCCTCACGGATTACATCATCTATATTGGCATCCTTGGGAATCTTACCGAACAATCCCCAAGCCAATGCATTTAGAATAGCAGACTTACCAGAGCCTTCTGGAGTATTATCGTCGTGGTTCCAACCTTGAATCAAAGTAACACCCTTGGCTACCTCGAACTCAAGATTTTCCCAACTGAGAAAATTCTTGGCTCTGATAATCATAGGCTATTTTCCTTGTCTATTTTTGATGTACCCTGCTACGTTGGTCCAAAATTTATTGAGTTTAGTAAGACGTTGAGCCTTCGCTGCTTCATCAATGATAGTGACTGTGCGAGTGGTTTGCTTGCCAGTCTCCTTATCAGTGTAAGTGTGCTCTTGCATCTCTACTTCTTCAGCAAAAGGAACTCCACCTGTAGTAAGAACAGCTTTTGAAACTTGCACATTGCCTTCAGCGATTGCAAGGGCTTTCTCTTTACCCTGATGTTTCATCAAACCTTCTGCGAAAGTAATTACTGGATTCATCTGGAACCTCCTAAAATGTCCAATCCAAGTTTAATGGTATCTTCATCCAAGCCTTTGATATCTTTAGCCCAAGTTAGAAACTTCTGCTCATTGCTATCAGTTTCTTTGAGCGAAGCATCTTCGGCCTGTTCCGAATCTGTGGCTTCTTCCATAAACTTTACACCTTGGAACCTATTTTGGTCAAATGCTTTTATCTGCATTTCTGTTCCAACTAACTTACATCTGAAAATATCTTTCTCATTTACCATTGACTTAAGAAGCTTTGTAGGATTTTCCACCGACAAATCAACTTCAACAGTTCTATGTCTTGGGAAAGGGGTTTCCAGAAGCTCTAGAGTTCTGTCATCCTCATCAAAGATTCCGATATATTTTATTTGGTCTGTCTCTCCGAAAGTATGAGAGAAGGGAGTACCTAAGAATGTAAGATTTTCATGTTGAGCGAACTTATGGAAGTGTCCAGAAATAATCTTCTCATAGCTTCTAATTTTAGCCGCTGTGATTTCTCCATGACCGCTACCATCAGCTACATGTCCATTACCATAATCAAAGCCAATTACTCCCTGATGCATAAACAAGGTGTTAGCTTTGTCAAATACTGGGTTATTAGCTTCTTTATAGAATTGCTGGAGGTCATCGTAGTACGGAAGGAAAAGCATTCTACCGAACATAGTGGGCTTGTCCACAATGGTTACGTTGTCCAGCTCTTTGAGCGTCTCTAGTGAGTGTTCTTCACAATCAAGATTGAACCAGTCGTGATTCCCTACCAGGATAAAGAATTGAAGTTTAGATGCTTTGAGTCTCTTATAGACGTAGTTGAAGCATTTGCCTCGAATGATTTCCTTGGTATCAAACAAGTCACCCAGAATGATTACTGGGAATCCTATATCCTCAACCATGTCAAATAGTAAACCAATCTTCTCTAAGGACCCATGCGTTGCGTGAGGGTCTCCCAGGACTGAATATTTCATTTAGTCCTCCGATTCTTCTGATGCCTCTTCTACTTCTTCGGCTTTTTGCTTTTTGCCTTTTTTCCCTTTTTTGGGAGAGGCTTCTTCGGATTTGGCTTTCTTTTCTTTGACTGGACGCTTGGCTCTGATTTCTTCGAGCTGGGCAATGGTGAGGAGATTGATGTCTGGTCCGTCGATTCCATCAATAAGGTCTTTATAATTTTCGAGAGAAGCTTCATCATCTAATACTCCTTGTCCAACGATATAGAACGGAGTTGTGGCCTTTGAGCCTCCAAGATGTCCCTTGAATACTTCTAATAGGGAGTGAACTCCGAATCTTTCACTGATTTTGTTAATATCTCTTTTCAACCAAGCTCTACGCTTAGTCTTAAGGATAAGAGTGGACATAAAGAACATCTCACTTCCACCCTTTACTACCTCTTCAGCTACTCCAAACTTAGGCATTGTCCAGTAGGAGTGATTGATAAAGAAAGCAGCTATTTTATTATCTCTAATACGTTTTCGAATCTTACGAACTTCTGTGTTATTGATTTTAGCGTCCACAGAAACGTGTTTGTCTTCTGCGTCTGAGTCAAGGATTGCGTCTGGAACCGATGCGGCTACAGAGTCCCATACCAATAGAATTGGGGTATCATTGTCGCTCTTACGAAAATCTGCAATGTCTTCATTTACTGTTTCAAACGCATTCCAGGCTTCTTCTAGAGATTCGACTGGAAGGATAACAAGGTCTTCTGGGATTCCACCCATTAGACGGAAACGCTCGAATGAAAATTTGTGTTCAGAGTCAATCAGGTAGACAACTCCACCTGCTTTTTGAGTACGAACCATGGCAATCATGACCAGGGTCGTTTTACCCGTATCGGATTTACCAATGACTTGAGTAATGTGGCCTACTGGCAATCCTTTGGCTCCAGTAGCTCGTTGAAACCAAGATGGCATCTCAATCCAAGCTTCTACCTGAACCAAGTCCTCTGTACGAGTAATCTCTTGAGCTAGTTTAGTACCAGCTCGTTTATTGAGTCTCTCACGCATTTTTTGGGCTAAATTAGCTGCTGACATTATTCTTTCCTCGCATCAGCTCCAAGCTGAATCAACATATCTTTTTTTGCTCTTAAAGATTCTAGGTATCCTTTGAGAGTCTCAAGGTCACGTTTTGCTGACAACATCTCACGAAGGGCTCTCTTGACTTCCTCATCAGTATCAATAGTGGCCTCTAGCGTAGCTTCCGTGATTTTACCTTCTTTAGAACGAATTTCGAGATACTTCTTTGAACGAAGCTCATCATGCTCTGCCTTCTTAAGGTCATACGTCTCTTCTGCTTCTGCCTTGATTTCAGAATAACGGTAAATCAACGGGGGAAGATTGCGAAATTCTTTAGGAAGATTCGCAACGTCAATGGTATTGTCTTTTTCAAAATTAAGTTCTTTGCTCATGGTGACATCCTATCAAATTAGAATCCAACTGACAAGCTTAAAAACGGTTGGTAGCCTCTATCATCGAGTCCAACTCCTAAACCGAAGTATGTATTTTTTAGATAGTTCGGAAAAGGTCGATACATTGCAGGAATCAGATGAATTCCATATTCATTTTGTTTCGAGTAATCTACTCCAAATTGTAAAAACTTCCAATCAAGGTCACGCTTAGAGTAACCATAACCCATCAAACTCACTCCAACAGCAGCTTTCAAATCAGAGCCCACATTGAGTCCACCATTTAGGGTCGGGCTCCATAGATGGAAACGCTTATCGAGCTGTATTGGCTCCGTTGGGTCGATTAGTGCTGTACCGCCTACAATCTTGAGAGGGTAGGGCTCATTCATCCAATTCTTACCATTTAAAGATAAATGAGGAGACTTTAGGATGTAGTCAGCTTTGGATACAATATCGTAGTAACCTGTTGATTCGTCTCGTGAAACTGCTGTATGTACACTAATTTGATGATTGTAAAGCTTACTTGTCACTCGGCCATCATCGAAAATCAAAACATATCCTACTGGAGGACCGTCCTTGAATCGAATCTCGTTGAATAAGTATTTTACCTGAGCACCTTCGTACACAAGGTCTGAGCGGTTCTCTCTTCGAGCTTGCTCACGAATCAAGAATGTGGCATTGGATAGAATCTTAACTCTACCTTGTAGAGCGTCCTTCTCAGCTTTCCAATTCTTTTCAAGTTCAGCTTGAAGGTCTTTCTGGTCTTTATATTGAATCTCAAGCTTGGCAGCGTGTTCACTGAGCTGCTGATAGGCTTCCTTCTGACCGATGAGTTCTGCATGGAGTCTTACTTTGTCACCTAGAAGATTGTCAATATACGCAAGTGCGTATAAAATAGCAATAGACGCTACTGCGTATAAAATCAATTTCGGATAATTGGCTTTAGCCCAATCCTTAAATCGTTGAAGCATTAGTCTCTCCCGAAGAGGACCTTAAGAAAATATCTCCAGTCAAAAGGCATGACATTAAGAGGTTGTTTCTGTAGCTCTTCTTCTGATTTCAAATATGACTGATATGCTTCTTCACTTTCAAAGAAGCGTTCTCGGTCATTTTTTGGTTTAAGAAAAATCACGTTATCCATTGGCTTTCCTAATTTCCTCTAAAACCTTAGCTTTGAAAGCTGGAATAGAGTCGTTATTTGGAATCGGTTTACATTTCTTAGCAGTCTCAAGAACCATGCGCTCACTAGGATGCATGTCTTGTGAAGCATTGAATTCTGCTTGATTGTTTTGAACGTAGAACGGATGGAATGATTCTCCATAGTTCTTGCTAAAGTACTCGTACTCATTAGGGAAACGCATGTCCGTCAATACAAACGTAGCATCTTCTGGGAGATTAAGAGTGGCTCCAATACAATGGATATCTGTATCTACGTTTCGTAATACTTCTGTCCCAACGTATTGTGCTACTCGACGAGGAGATTCCAAGACCATTCCCACATGTGGTCTAACATGTTTATCGTAATTTGGCTCGATGCCATAAGAACGAATTAGGTCTTTAACTAGGTCTGAGTCCAAATAGACTGGAGTTTCTAGAGGGGATTCTTTGAGCTTAGGGTCATCGAAAAGACTGCGCTCAATCTTAAAAACTCTAGCACACTCGTCTTTGAGCTTTTTAGCCAACTGAATTTCAATAACATTTGGAATCTCTTCCTTGATGATGTTGAAAGCCGTTGTCTTACCCGAAAACTTAACTCCTGTAAACGCTAGAATTTTTCTCATCTTATTTTCCTCCGATAAAAAGTGCTGCAAAGAATATCAATGCTGCGAATCCACCCAGTACCAACGCAAGAGTCAGAAGTTGAGCCATTGCGATTCCCATTGTGATTTTGAATGCTGTGCGAAAAGGAGTAGCTGAGGCCGCTGCCAACATTTTAACTCCATTCATCACTTGGTCATTAGTTTGATTATTGTTCATTTTGTTCCTCCGTAAATTCTCCATAAATTAAATCACTGAAAAATACCTGTACTCCGTTACAATTAAACCACTCTCGTCTAGTAGTTTTCCTTCCCATATCCTTTGTACAGCGAGAGGTTAGAACGTCAACTATTGGGGTTCCTTTCAGAATCTCTAACGTCCTAAAAGAAATCGAAGTTAAGTCTTTTCGGTCATTATCAATTCCATAATGCCAACCAAAAGTTAGAGCTGTTTGTAAAACATATATGCTTAAAATTCCAAGTAAAAACTTTTTCATTATTTTGAATCCTTTAAATTATCGCAAACAATCGGGTCTGCAATCATTTTAATGTCAATCTTTTGCGTGAACTTGTTATCTTCCATGCCTTTTTTCTGCAATTTGACTCCAAGTTCAGCTTGAGTATCTCTTACATAGCTCGTGATTTCGTCATGAACCTGCAAGCATACCCATCCATCGACCTTATTATCTCTGAAATGTCTTGTTGTGTCAAGCATTCCTCGATTTGTAATATGTCCAGCGAGTCCTTGAATCGGGAAGTTCTTCGAATTATTGTATTCGTTTTTGAAAAGCTCTCGAACATAAGCCCAAGCTCCACTTTCCATAACTTCCCAGAGTTCTTTCTTGTATTTTTTACAGAAAATCTCCAAGCCTTCTTTATCCAATCCCAAACTATTAGTGTGGGCTGTTAAAGAATCATAACGTGCATCCAAGAATTCATCCACTGTAATACTGTAGGCCGAAAGAAGCTCATAGATGAAAGGAGCGTACTGGAAGTGTCTTCGTCTTCCGATTAGAGTGGTAACGTATCCTTTAGCTATACAAGCATTCTCCTGACGTAACATATACTTATGTAGTTTTTTGTAGGCTCCAAGATACAGATTAGTGTACTTCTCACCCTTCTCCACATCTAGGACCTCTCGTTCTACCATCTTGCCTGTCTTCTTATCCTTCCATTTCTTTTTCTTTTTTAATCCCATTAGGTTGGCTACTTGTGGAGGTCTGGCTCCGTAAGGAATTCCAAGGATAACTGGCTTGATGTCATTTCTTTCTTTATTGCGTCCAGCTTTCTTTAGGTCCGTGTACTTCTCACCCATCATGTCACAGTACACTTTAGAGTACAGGTCTAGATTATTCCAATAAACTTCCTTCAGCTTCTCATCTCCCGAAACAAAAGCGAAGCATCGAGGCTCTAGGGAAGAGTAGTCAGCATTGACAATCTTGTATCCAGGGGGAGCAATGAATCCCTTCTTGATAGCTGACGGACATAGAATATCTTTTTCGACATGTTTACATTTTTTACATGTAATTGTTGCAAGGAGAGTATGAGGATGAGTTACCACAATGTCTCCGTCTTTCAGACTGGCCTTACATTTAGGGCATACTTCCAGCTCTTCAACTTTTGGGAGAGTTTGAAGATTGAATCCACCTGAGCACGAGAATCGTCCAGAGATGGTTCCGTTCTGCTTCATATCCATGTAGAGCCATCCGTCCAGGTTCAATTCTACCGCTGGAGAGATGTACGTTGACTGGAGCTTTTGAATCTTCTTATAGAGCATTAGAGTCTCTACCCATTTGAATTTAGGTAGCATGTGCTCTTCTAAAACTTCTGCTGCCATACTTGGGATTGGGTTGGACTTCGTAGCTGAATCAGTTTGAGGCAGTTTGTCTTTAGCCATTCCCAATTTGTCACAGAATAGCCATCGTAAGTGGTCATCGGATTTAATATTGAAACGATATCTCCTACCAATTACTTCTTGGTAGAGTTGAGCTTTAATAGATTGAATTTTAGCATCACTGTATTTCAGCTCATCTTCTCCTAGGATGTATCCCCATACCCAATGAGGTTCATTTTGATACACCTTCTTGACTACGGGTTTTCCTAGAGTCTCCTTCCACTCTCCTGACTTCTTATCCAGCTTTTTGGGCATGGAAAGTCCCTCTAACTCAATGATTCTTTTGATAAAACGCTGCTGAGATACTGCTTCCTCTACCGTGTCTCCAATCTCGAAATCAGATAGATGTGGCTCGATAGTGGCAATGATTTTATCTTCAAGCTCTTCAAGTTTAGCTTGAGTGTCAATTTTAAGCTGTGTGAAGTAAGGGACATCTACATAGACTCCTCTTCGTTTCATTGGAATTACGACTTCTCTACAAACTGGCATTACTTCATCTTCAAATAGCCATTGTAGTCCGTCTTCTCCAAACTCCTCAATAAACTTTTCCATGCCTACTTCATAGACACCGAATGTCAGGAAGGTATCAGCACAAGCGTACTTACCAAGGGGTCCAGGAGCACCTCTCCAAACATGTTTAGTTCTAGAGTTGTAGGTTCCACCATTCCTGATTACAGTCTCTCCAAGCTCTTTCTGTTCCATTGCTGCGTCCACATACGGGTCAAAGCCAAGCTCGTCCTTCCATTCAGTGGCTACGGCTTTCAAAGCGTTGGGAGTGTTCTCGTTTAGGATGTGAGCTAACAGAGCCGTATCTAGTAGTACGTTGTCTGTTAGGTCTAGACCTAAATTGATGAGTGTATGATTTACGTCAAAAGGAGCGTTGTGCATGATGAGATTGACTCTTGAGAGCCAACGCTTCGCATATATTTTAATGAAGTCAGGAACCTGATAATCTTTTGGAGTAACGAACTCAGGATATCTCTTACCTGTCCAAACGCATTCGAATTCCCCATGCTCAAATATAGGACGTTTTACCTTGTTTATAGAGCGTACCTTCTCTGATTTAGGGTCTGGAATCCAGAAAAGAAGTGGGATATAAAAGCCAGATTTAGAATCTGTAGAGATAGAGAATCCAATTACGACCGTCTTATAAAGGTCAAGGCCGTTGGTCTCTGTATCGTAAGCCATGAGATTGAAACGGGGAGTAGTTCCATCCATCAAATGCTCATCGAGAGCTTCTAATCGCTCTTTCGTGTCGATGATATTGTACTTACCCCATTTAAGACTCATTTTCCATCCTCATCCCTTTAAAGGGATATTTTCATTTTATCCCTCTACAGGGATATCATAGATTCTTAAGTTTCTCCAGGTCCTTCAATGATGGACCTCTAGTGTATGCATTACTTTCTTTCTTCTCTGCTGCCTTACGAGCTTCATTCGCTGCTGGGAGTAGACGCTCGAACTCTGCGTGTTCCTCACCTGTAATAGGTCTCAAATCACCCGAATCCAGGTCATAGTGTAAAAGACACATTTGATGCGATTGAATTGGGTCACGCTTATTCTTACTTCGAATCTTAGCGTACTGCCATGCCAGAATACGCATATCCGTCTCTTGCTGTACTCTCATTAGAGGTTGCCACAATGTAAGAATGTAATCCATCATCCATTCGTAGGCCGCTGAACCGAAGGCTCCATCCTTATCAATAGGTACATCTCCTCCACCTTTTGTTTTAGTGGTCTGGGTAAGTACAATTAAAAAAGTGTCTAGCATTTTAGCTAGAGGCTTCATTGCTTTCATTAGATTGGGAAGGCTCAAGGCTCTGCGTGAACCTCGTCCACCGTCAACATCACCCTCAGCATTAAATGATGGCTCCACCTCAATATCAATTACGTTATTGATGATTCCTATGTGGTCGATTACAACGGATTTGATATTTTTACCAGTTTCTTTTTTGATTTTTTCACAGAAGAAATAGATATCCTGAAGACTGATGTTCCTAGGTTCTCCCTCTTCATCCTCGTTACCGATTACAAATAAGCGATTGGCAAGCTTTGTATTCTTGCCAACTAAGTTAATCCAGCGTTCCTCAATCTCATGCTCTGGCATCTCTAAACTGAAAAATACAAAAACGTCATCATCATCGTTATTCTTAATCATGTCGTAAAATACTTTGAGAGCTGCTGAGGTTTTTCCTACTCCAGAACCAGCAATCATACCTAGAACCTGAGACTTTCTCCAACCATTGTAAAGGCAGTCAAAGAATACAGGACCGTTAACTCTCTCACCTTTTAGGCTCTTGATTCCAGCTTTAAGTTTCTCCCCAACAGTCTTAAAGCTCTTAGAGGCAGAAGTGTTTTTGAGTTTCTTTTTCTTCTCTTCTTTTCGTTTAGCACCTTTTGGGGGATTACTCCAAACGAACTGGATTGTATTTATTGCGTAGTCGTATCTGTTTGGTCCTTTTGAAAGAGCCTTTTTAGAATTAGAAATTACTGCAAAAGCTTCTTTTTCAGTAAAGCCTTTGAGATATAGAATATTTGTAAGAGAGGCATCAGCTTCAGACCGTTGTCCCTGTTCCACATCTTCGAACAGTGTTTTGACTCGTCTGTTTACTTTTAAAAGCTTAATAAATTTGTCTGGAAGCTCATCCAGATTGACTTCTCCACCGAAGTCCATAGTGATTTTGCCATCGAGTTTGTCAAGATGGTTCTGTGCTTTTTGTTTTTCTTCGTCAGTGAGTTTAGGTAGGAGCTTCTGGATTTCTTTAATTTTGTATGGACCGCCTCCAGAAAGAGCGGTCGCAATCATAGTCTTCTTGAATTCGTCGTGTTTCTTGGTATTGAATGACCCAGGAAACCTCATAATCTGAAGTACCGTGAAAATTGATGGGTCAGTATTAAAGTGTTTAATCAAACGCTTTTGAGTAAAAACGTAATCATCCCTAGTTAGGTCAGAGATAGACCAGTAAGCGTGAACTCCGTTACCAGAGGCCATGACCAATGTAGGTTTTAGGGGGAATTCTGCAAGTTTAGCTAGAAACTCATCTACAGATTTATAGACTCCATCTTTCAAATCCATGTCCACAAATACATGTTCAAAAACATTTATGTCACGGCCATTGAGGTATTTCTTCTCTTCCGTGTAGATGTTTTTTGCTGGATGATTAGGAAACCAGTATATGTTATACCCTTCCTTATTCTTCCTAGCTATGTATTTTTCGTCAAAACAACCTTCTAAAGTATTTGGTCCTTTTACGGTACGAACAAAGTCTGGATTCTTAACTTTTTTTCCGTCTCGTTCTAGAAACTCTTTACCCCAGTCGGGTTTTAACAATCTAAAAAATGTCATAAACCTTCCCGTTTAAGTAAAAACGGGGACAGGCCAGAGCTTTGGCAAGCCGTTCTCCAACCCATCCCCTACGCAAATGACTACCAGTAGGGGGGATAATAGTCATTATCGAACTATCGGATTTAAGATTCCATCTCTTCAACATGATACTCGTTCTCAAGGTCGATAACGAGTTTGTTGGTAAGATTTCGTGGGCCTTTATCAGCTCCATAGACTGACATTGACTTCACTTTGTAGTATTTTTCGGTCTCTTTATCGTACCAAATCAAACTACCTTTGTGATACTCACTGTCTGGGTCAAGGTTATCGACTGACAAGCTCAAGTAGTTACCGTTATCACCTTCGTTGTCCCAGATGGATGCAACGTAACGCTTGCTTGAGTTGTCTTTTTTAGACTTCTTCTTAGATGAAGATTTTCCACCTTTA